TGCTGCTATTGCTAACAAGATTGACTTAGATGGCTTAACAATGGCTAAAAATGCTACTTACAACACAGTAGGAACAGCAGGAACTCCTCCAACAGGACTAATCACCTTCTTAAACGCTGGTGCTTACCTTGATTCTGAAGGCGCTCCTAGAGATGGTCGCAGAGCTGTTGTAATTGATCCATTCTCAAGCGCAACGATTGTTGATAGCTTGAAGGGTCTTTTTGTTCCACAAGAAGCTATTTCTGCTCAGTATCGTAAAGGTCTGATGGGTCGAGATTCAGGTGGTATGAATTGGAAGATGGATCAAAACATTGTGAACCAAACTTATGGATCATTCGCTGGAACAGCTACAGTCAATGTGACTACAGCTACTGGCTTTTTGACTAGCGGTTGGGCTTCTTCTGCAAACATTACTTTGACTTTAACTAACACAGTTACACTAAACCAAGGTGATACTTTTACCATTGCTGGTGTATTCGGTGTAAACCCACAGAATCGTCAGTCTTACGGCAAATTGCGTAATTTTGTAGTCAATACTGCGGTTACTGGAACTGGTGGAACTATTACAGTCAATGTATCTCCTGCTCCAATCAGCGCTGGTCAATTCCAAAACGTTAGCGTAACAAGTTCAGGCGCACAATCTGTAGTTTTCTTTAATAGCGCAGGAACAACTAGTCCACAAAATATCCTTATGCACAAGAACGCATTTACTCTTGCAGTAGCCGATCTTGAATTGCCTGAAGGTGTTCATTTTGCTGGTCGAGCTAGCGATAAGGAAATTGGTTTGTCAATGCGTGTGGTTAGGCAATATACCATTAACAATGACAGTATTCCGACTCGTTTGGATGTTCTTTATGGCTGGGCTCCACTCTATCCTGAGTTGGCTTGCCGTATTGCATCTTAATTTTTGGCTAAAGAAAGGAATAAATCATGGCTAATCCAGGACCAGCATCAACAGTATCCACAGTCTATCTATTCAACGGCAATGCAGCAGATGGTGTTGCCCTTGGTATAGCTAGTGGAAAAATTGGCTTTTATGGCGAAACTCCAGTAGTTCAAGCTTCTGCAATTACTACAATTGCAACAAACGCTACAGGAACAGCAATTTCTACAGCAGTTAATAGCATTATTACTGCATTGCAGAACATTGGTGTAACAGCCTAATCGTGTCGTAAATCAAAGCTCACTCCCAAAAGGGGTGGGCTTTTTCTTTTGTGAAGGGAAGAAATGCACATAACTATTGCTATTCCAGCCTACACAGGCTCAGTTTATATGGCAACTATGAGGTCTTTAATAAACGATCTTGTAATGCTTGTTTCTAGAGGGGATACATTTACCCTTATTGATGATATAGGAAGCGCTTACATAGCCGATTGCCGAGGCGCTATAGCCTCTAATTTCCTTAAGACAGAATCAAATTGTTTAGTTTTTGTGGACTCAGATGTAGCTTGGGAAAAAGGCGCTCTTTTACGACTTGTGGATCATAAAGTTGATCTAGTCGGTGGAATTTACCCTTATCGTATTGATGAACTAGGCTTTCCAATTAAATACCTAGATAAACCTGAATTATGGGCAAATCCTGAAACTGGTTTGTTAGAAGTAGCTGCTATTCCTACTGGGTTTATGAAAATTAGTCGAAATTGCTTAGAACAAATGGCAAAAGCTTATCCTGAGCAATACTTTCATGACGGAGCTAAAGATAATATGTTTTATGACCTTTTTGCTCATATTGCTGAAGGCGATAAGAAATATGGAGAGGATTATTCCTTTTGTTTAAGGTGGAGCAAATTAGGCGGTAAAGTTTGGTGTGATCCTGAAATTAAAATGGGTCATACAGGTAATAAAACATTTGTAGGTCATTTTGGAGATTGGTTAAGAAATCGTTAATATTATTGAATATTTATAAAAAAATAGGATAATGGGATAGTAGTTCAATCTCTTTTTGCAAAGGAAAAATAATGCCATCTACAACTCTTGCTCGTGGAAATGCAATTAGCACTTTCTACATTCAACCATCTTTAACCCCAGCCGCAGTCGCAGCTAATATTACTGCTGCACAAACATTTACTATTGCTGGTTTATTAACAACCGATCATGTTGCAATAGCTTGTGCTACCGATCAAACTGCTGGCATTTTTATTGCTGATGTTCGAGTTTCAGCAGCCAATACATTAAGTGTTCAATTCGGTAATATTACTAGTGGTTCATTAACCCCAACAGCAGGTAATTACATAATTGATGTTATTCGTATTGAAGGTTCTTATCCTGCTACAGCAGTCTAATTAAGGACAAATCATGTCTAATACTATTGTTTTACGATTACAAGCTCAGACAACGGCTTTATCAGTAGGCGCTTCAGCTCATGCTGCGGTTACTATTTCCTCGGTAGGCAATAATCAAGTCAATTACGCAGCTTTCTTAAATGCTGGTGCTAATTCAGTAGCTATTGAAATTTCTTCAACAACAATTACAGCTAAAACAGCTACACTTCCTGTTGATGGAACAAATGGTTCTTTTGTATTGCCTCCCTTGATGACTCAGCCGATTGTTTTAGCTACTCCTGCCAATAACTTCCAAGTATCAGCTATTGGTTCTGCTACAGGCCCTGCTCTTGTTTATATAACTCCAGTTGGGAATCAGTCTTAAAAATTAAAGGGATGCTTTATGGCTAATCCATCAGATTCAACTGTTCAGAATCTACTGCCTGTTCAGGCTTATTTTGATGCTCAAGGTAATTTTCAAACTTTTATTGGTCAGGGTCAGCCGTTTTATGCAACGGCTAATCCAAGTCAATCAGGTCTTAATATTACCAATAGCACAATTAACAGCACTACTATTGGCGCAACAACTCCTTCTACTGGGGTTTTTACTAACATTGCTACTACTACTGGAACAATTACAACTGCTCCAACAAGTGCTACAGATATTGCCAATAAACAGTATGTGGATTATTACGCTGCTGGATTAAGTTGGAAACAACCAGTTGTAACTGCAACTAGCGCAAACATTACTCTTTCAGGATTGCAAACCATAAATGCTGTTACTTTAATTGCTGGAGATCGAGTTTTAGTAAAAGACCAAACTACAGTTTCTCAAAATGGTATTTATGTTGCTAGTGCTACAGCTTGGACTTATGCAGTAGGAGCTGATGATTGGAATGAGTATGTAGGAGCTATTGTTTTTATTGCTTCAGGTTCTTTAAACGGAACGGCTTGGTATTGCACAGCACAGCCTGGTGGTACTTTAGGTGTAACAGCAATGTATTGGAGCAACTTTAGCGTAGCTTCAAGTTATACGGCTGGAACAGGATTAACGCTTACAGGAACAATTTTTAGCATTACTAATACAGGAGTTAGCGCAGCAACTTATGGTTCAGCTACTAGTGTTCCTGTTATTGCAATCAACGCTCAAGGTCAAGCAACTAGCGTAACAAATACAACAATTACTCCAGCAGTAAGCTCTATTACTGGTTTAGGAGCTGGTGTAGCCTCATGGTTAGCAACTCCAAGCTCTGCTAATTTAGCAGTAGCAGTTACTGATGAAACTGGTTCAGGATCATTGGTATTTGCTAATAGCCCAACATTAGTAACTCCAGCTTTAGGAACTCCAGCAAGCGGTGTTATGAGTAATGTTACAGGTCTTTCATTAACAACTGGTGTAACTGGTACGCTACCTATTGGAAATGGCGGTACAGGTCTTACAAGCACACCAGCAAATGGTGCATTAGATATTGGAAATGGAACTGGATTTACTAGAGCAAATTTAACTGCTGGAACGGCAATTGGAATTACTAACGCTTCAGGATCAATCACTATTGAAAATACTGGTGTTACTTCAATTGTTGCTGGTACTGGTATTAGCATATCAGGAGCAACTGGTGCGGTAACTGTATCTAATACTGCAACCCAAGTTTATCCAAGTGCTGGTATTGCTAATTCAACTGGAACTGCATGGGGTACTAGCTATACAACAACTGGAAGTGGAACTGTTGTTGCATTAGCAACAAGTCCAAGTTTTACAACTCCAGCTTTAGGAACTCCATCTTCAGGAACGTTAACTTCATGTACGGATTTACCAGTTGGAACTGGAATTAGCGGATTAGGAACAGGAGTAGCAACTGCTTTAGCGGTAGCAGTAGGTTCGGCTGGTGCTTTTGTAACTAATGGCGGAGCATTAGGAACACCATCTAGCGGTGTAGCAACAAACTTAACAGGAACTGCTTCAGGACTTTCTATTGGTGGTAGTGCTGCAAGTGCAACTACAGCAACAACAGCAACAACTGCTACAAACGCTACAAATACTGCAATTACAGACGATACAACAACAGCTACTACTTGCTACCCAACTTGGGTAACTAATACAACTGGCAATTTACCTCAAAAAGTTGCATCTACCAAATTAAGTTTTGTTCCTTCAACTGGTGTATTAAGTGCAACTAGCTTTACTGGATCGGCTACATTAACTGCACCAGTTCTAGGAACTCCAGCATCAGGAAATCTTGATTCTTGTACAGCAGATGGTACAAATAAAGTTGGCTATAGAAACATTCCAAACTCAGGTGCAAAAACAGCAAGCTACACATTGGTTATTGGTGATGTTGGTAAATTTATTGAATTAGGTACTGGCGGAACAGTAGTTGTTCCTGCCTCTATATTTGCTGCTGGTGATGCTATTAGTATCTTTAACAATACTGGCGCATCAATTTCTTGCAATTGTTCTGCCATTACTGATTTTTATAAAGGTGGAACGGATGCAGATATTAGTAGTTTTAGCGTAACTACAAGAGGTGTAGCAACCATTCTATTTATTACAGCTACTCGTGCTGTAGTTACAGGTAATTTAGCATGAGTGGTATTTTACAAACTCTTGTTGCTGCATCTGGGGTATCAGTACCAGGCGCACCAACAATAGGAACGGCAACTGTTACTGGTGGAACTACTGCAACTGTTTCATTTACAGCACCAGCTAGTGATGGTGGTTCAGTAATATTATCGTATACGGCAACATCAAGCCCTGCTGGTGGTACTGGCACATTGGTTCAATCAGGTTCAGGAACAATTACTGTAAGTGGACTATCTAACGGAACAGCATATACATTTACAGTCACAGCGACTAACGCTATTGGAACAAGTTCTGCTAGTGGCGCAAGCAATTCAATAACAACACCAGTTTTAGTTTCTTATTTGGTAATTGCTGGTGGTGGTTCAGGTGCTGGCCCATTAGGTGCTGGTGGCGGTGCTGGTGGTTATCAAGAATCTACTGTTAGCCTACTTAAAGCTAATACTTATTCAATTAGTGTTGGTGCTGGCGGCCCACTTTCAGGGGATTACACTAGAAATAATGGTACAGGAAGTTCATTTTCAGGCACAGGCTTTAGCGGTTCATTTAATATTTCCTCAGTTGGTGGCGGTGGTGGCGGCTACTATGGTACGCCAAATGGTGCTGGCGGTGATAGTGGTGGTTCAGGCGGTGGTGGCGGTGTTGCAGAAAATGGAACACCAGGTGGCGGTGGTGCTGGCTCAGGTGGACAAGGTAATACTGGCGGATCAGGTGGCAATCGTGGTGGTTCAGGGCCATATCCAGGTAGTGGTGGCGGCGGCGGTGCTAGTGCTACTGGCGGTGCTGGTTTTGCTAGTACAGGCGGTTCAGGTGGTAGTGGAACTACATCAAGCATATCAGGCTCAAGCGTAACTAGAGGTGGTGGCGGTGGTGGTAATGGTTATGGTAGTGGTGGCAACGGCACAGTAGGGGCAGGTGGTGCTGGCGGTGGCGGTACTGCTAGTCAATTTTCTCCTGGACAATCAGGAACGGCAAATACTGGCGGTGGTGGCGGTGGTTATGGTGTAGGCACAACATCAGGTGCTGGCGGTAGCGGTGTAGTCATTATTTCTTATGCTGGATCACAACTATATTATGGTGGATTAGTATCATCATCAGGCGGCAATACTATCCATACATTTAATAGTAGCGCATCGTTAATACCAATTTAAAAAGGAGGATGTCTTGTCGCACTTTGCAAAAGTAGAAAATGGAATCGTAACCCAAGTAATAGTTGCTGAACAAGATGTTATTGATTCAGGTCTTTTTGGTACAGGATGGGTTCAAACGTCCTACAATACCCATGGTGGACAACATCCTGAAGGCAGACCATTGCGTAAAAACTACGCAGGTATTGGCTTTACCTATGACAGTCAGAGAGATGCTTTTATTCCACCAAAACCTTTTCCAAGTTGGTCTTTGAATGAAGAAACTTGTTTATGGAATTCTCCAAGTCCTTATCCAACAGATGGCAAATTATATCAATGGGATGAAGAAACACTATTTTGGGTAGAAATAAATGTATAACTATCAATGGTCAATACTAAAAGTCTTTTCTGAGAACGAAAAGATTATCGAAGTCCAATTTTTATTGAAAGCACAAAATGAAACAAATACTGTTGAAACTCAAGGCTATCATTCTTTCTCTGAAGGAACAATTGTTAAGCCTTATTCAGAAATTAAAGAAGAAGATTTAATTCGTTGGTTGGATCAAGATACTACCAAAGATGATGTAAACATCATAAAATCCAATCTAGACAAACAGTTAGAAGCATTAAATAATAGTAAAAAAAGTGAATTTCCTTGGTTAGTTGATACTTTTACTATTGAATAGGAACTATTATGACCAAACCAATTGACATCATTAGTCGCTCATTAAAAGACATAGGAGCTTTGGAAGCTGGAGAACAACCGACAGCAGATGCAGCTAGAGATGCCTTTGATTTGATGAATGACCTCATAGACCAATGGTCTAACGAAGATATGATGGTTTTTAACATTACGGAGATCATCTTTCCTGTCGTAGCTGGTCAAGTGCAATACACTATTGGCCCTGATCCATCTACTGCAAACTTTATTGGA